ATTTTATTAGTTATTGTGGGTTTAGCTTTTTCCCGTTGGTATGCTAATAGAAAGCAATCGTCAGAGGTGGAAAAGAAGGAACGAAGAAAAGGAAAAACGAAGGGTCGGGCTCAGGTCTATAAGGATCCGGGTCAAAGACCACCCACGCGCGGCAATTGGAATTATTCTAAGCGCCAACAAATGTGGATTGATTATGATAAACTTGAAGCTGATGATCTTGAGGATCCTCAGGGATTGTTTTATCAGGACGATGACGGGACTATCATGCGTAGAATTGGCCGTAGGGCTAGAAAGCATGGTGGGAACTTCATGATGAACAATGCGTCATCCCAGTATGGGAATGATGTGTTGTCGCGTGAGGAACGTGCATTGACTGGTGGAGTTGTTTGTTTCATTGATGAGGAATTGCCGAAAGGCTCTACTTTATTTTTGATGACTGAATTTCAAGTTGATTGTATCAATGAGGCAATTGAAGAGGATACATTTGATGCAGCCACTATGCGATCTGTGGTTTCTCATTTGCAAGCACGTGGTTGTTATCATACTCGTGATTGTAAGCGTGTTGGTCCTTTGTTGCTTGATTCTGACTCTTATGCAGTATTCATTATTGGATCCTGTACTGCAGTTGGAAACATTGCTGCCACTGGTCAAACATGTTGTGATACATGTTCACATTGCAGAGATTGTGATTATCTCAAGCAAGAGAATGTGGAAACTTCTGGTGTTTGTAAGGTGGTTGGATGTAAGTGTCCAAAGAGTCATCCGCCAAATGACTCTATTTTAAAAAACAAAATGGTAACTCCCGAACAGCGAGCAAATAAAGCTGCAAAGCGTAAGGCGCGTAAAGCTGCCAAGCGTGCTGCTGCTGGAATGGCTCCTGTGCCAAGCCTTGAGGAGAAGTACAATGAACCAGAGAAGAAAGAGGGACTAGTTAATGGTCCTCGTTTTTTGCCTGGCGAATTGGCGCCTTCAATTGGTTGGGTTGAAGTTGTTGGGAGTGGAAAGGAATATGGAACAAACTGTTTGTTGGTTTGGAATGGCGTGGAAGTCCCAGAACATTTATTTCGTGGGATGAACACATGCAAATGTACATTTTTCTTTCCTGGTGGCAAATCATGGTCTGATGTTCGTCAGAATTCACATGTTATTGGTAACGATACATTGTTGTTTAAACGGAATCAGGTTATGGAAGGTGTTAGAGCCATCAAAACTGATTTTCCTGTTGAGGGAGAAAAAATTCAAATGCTTTCCTATAGTACAAAGGAGGATGCTATTCAGGGTGCCAGTCGGTTGTCGGTTGATCAAGGTTCAATTGTTAAGATTGATGCCAAGCCACCAACTATTGGTCCTGAGGGTGCTCCTAAGTATGTTGAAAAAGCTTATTACAATGTTAGTTCTAGTGACGGACATTGTGGTGCTCCAGTAATCAACACAAAGGGTCATGTAGTGGGTTTTCATAATTTCACGATGGGAAACTTGATGACAGGGTTTATTCCTGTTCTCGAGCATACGGTCCATCTTGCAATTCCGAATGCTTCGCGCGCTAAGGATTTTCAGCTGCCCCACCCCCAAGCTTCTTAGACTGGCAAAACTGGTATTCCCAGTTTGTCGATAAGGAGATTTTCAAATTTGAGGGTGTGGGGCTAGATGATCCTGACTATAAGCATTTCCGTAAGCATTTTGCGGTTGGAAGTGTTGAATGGTTGGGTAAAGTCCAACGTGGTGTGAGGTATAGTGAACGTGAACATGTGAACTCGTCTTATGTGAATTTTTGTACTATAAAAGGTGTGAAAGTGCACAGTGGATATCGTAGAACTTTTAGTAATCGTGAGGCTGGTTTTGTATCAGCTGCTAAGTATGATCGGTTGCAACCTGATAAATTGGATTTGCCATTGTGGGAACTTGCTGGTGAGTGGACGAAACAACATTTTGGTCCATTTATGAGTGATTCTACCATTCTTGGCAAAGAAGATGTATTAGCTGCAATGGATAAGAGTAGCAGTCCCGGGTATCCTTGGACCTTACTTTATCATAAGAAATCTGCGATGTTGGCTGATGAGCGCGCTTCCGG